TGTTGAGTTTTATGTAACCATGTTTATCACCCAATGCCTTTTGATATTTTACTACATTATTTTCTTTAACATTTTCACACAGACAAAAAAAATTCCGACTATCAGGTTCTATCGTTACAACATTGTTAAAAATTTTACTGTATTGTTTTGGATATAGTCCGCAGTTTCCTCCGGCTTGTATCACTAAATCTTTTGACGAGACTAGTTTACTAATTTGAATTGGTAGATCGAAATGACCAATTTTATTAAGCCATTTCCATGCCCATATATCCTCTACGGGCCAAAGCCATTTCCCCAAGTGTCGACGGCTTTCTCTATATTCTAAATTTAAATCAACTGTCATTCAATATCTCTTTGTTGACAATACTCTGTTAGTATTCTTTCTCTATGCCATTCACCACCTTGTGGTGTGTTGGCAAACTCATGAAAGCTGGGAGTACCCAATGTATAGTGTAACAGTTTAGCTTCTTCATTTAGACCAAACTCGTCTGGTAACCAATTCCATTCTATAGGCAATTCGCCTATGCGTGTGTCATTTAACCATGTAAATCTATGTAACTCAGCACCAGTTGCATTTTGCACAAACTCTGGTGTTAGTTTTCTATTTGGGTGATTGCCACAGTTCCAAAGTATAACACTACTCCAGTTTTTGCGTGGATAGTTTTCATTCTTAGCACCTAGATATTTCTCAGCCATCTTAGTTTGGTACTTGTGCTTGACCACCATTACATCTTTGCTATGGTCTTGTAGTTCCCAAAGTTTAGCAATATCATCACGCACAATCATATCACCATCCATAAAAATAGCCCACCCTTTGTAACCCATTAAGTGGGGTACTAAGAATCGGCTGTAGATGAATTGATTACTACCGTCAGTGTGTGTTTCGGTATATTCTTTAACTAGGTTAAGTGCTAGTGGGATAATGGATACGGGCTGACTGGCATGTCTAATAATGCTGTTAGCACACACATGAAATGCAATTGCTTCACGTGGATCGTAACCGATAAAAATAGGGATAGTTTGCATCCTATATTTAATAAGATGCAAACTATAGGGGGTTAAAGACTGGCATCCTCCATTCCCGCAACTCTCAGCTTGATAATGTTACTCATTTGCCATTGTTTAATATCAAGTGCTTTGGTAATACCTAACCACTTGTTTCTTAATAGAGCAAACTCGTTAATAATCTTCTCAAAGTCTACTACGTCACTCTCACCATCCACATACTTTTCACAGTCGCGGCTGGTGAGAGCTCGTTGGTAGTTTTCTAAATATTTGCGAAAATGTTGGCTACGAAGTCTACGAAGTTCAATATTAAGGTATTCAAGAATAGCTTCAATTTCTTGAAGTTGACCAAATCTTTGTTCCACAATGCCGGGCATACTGGCAGCAGCCTTTTCTATGTTTCCTGCTATGCGGGCGTCGGCTTTTGCTACTTGTAATTCAGCTTCATAATAAAGCACAGCATCGGGAATGTAAGAGATATCCTTACTAATCTTGTTATACCACATTAATAATCTTCTTCTTCGTCATCGTAACCGTCTAAGTCTTCAGTGTCTTCTTCTAAGTAATACTCAATAGCGTGATCCAAATCTGCATCAGCGCCGCGAGCACCTTCTAATACTTTGTCTTTGACACCATAGTCTGCAAGTAGATCAACATACTTTTCCGCAATAGCGGCTACTTCTTTTTTGTCGATATACTCTTTAAACAATAACCAAACGTCTGCAATTTGATTGTCATTCATTTACTTCTGTCTCCTCAGGAATGATAGTTTCTGTTTTAGATTTGATATGGAACTTGGCCATTATCATATCTAATTTATCATCTTTCCATTCTTTTCGGTAGAATTTGAACTCTTCGCCGGTCTCTGGATCAACCCACTTGAGTCTATTGCCTTCTTGTTTTAGTAGTCCTTGTTTTTCAAACATGTCAACTAAACCACTGTAAGGATTCATACCTGTAGTATATGGAATCTTAATCTGAAGTGTTTCAAAAGGTTTACTGTAACGTGTCTTCATAATTTTACATGACGCACGAATACCATTTACTTCTGCAACCTTGTTGCCGTCTTCGTCTTCTTTCAGCTTGAGTTTCTTCATAGCAACTACGATAGAACTTGCGTAAACGAATCCTTGTCCACCACTGATCTTGTCATCTGGATCAAACATGTCTTGACTTGCGTATGTGTGATTAGTACATACCATACCAACATTATAGTTACCAAACATGTTAACACAATTACGTACAAGTGCTGTCAATGCCTTGGGCTTACGGCCCATGTCACCTTTCAAATCACCTGCTTGGAACTGATTAATATCAGTCGGAGTCAACAACATGCCCAATGAATCAATAACAAACATGACCTTTGGACGTTCTGTCATTGCCTTGTATTCGTCCATGAATTCATGGATAGTTTTAGCCACATCATCAATCATGGCCATGTTGAGTTTCAACAACTTGTCTTCACTAGTATCAACACCAAGGTCTTTCAACCATTGTTCGTCAAGTGCATTTTCGCTATCAATTAAGATAACATAAATGCCTTGTGCTTGTGCGTGTTTGACAATGTTGCCTGAACAAATATATGATTTACCAGCACCTGATTCGCCGGCAAATACAGTAACCTTACCCAAAGGAATACCTTTGTTCCAGTCACCGCTGATTAGGTAGTTTAGCGCAAAGTTACCTGTGCTAACCCAATCTGTTGGATCGTTAAATCCAACTCCGAGTCCGTCAATAGACTTGGTTAATGTTTTTCTAAATTTCGATAAATCGAAGGCTTTTGTAGCCATAGCTATATTCTCCTTATACTGTAGCTTTAGTTATTAAGGGGGACAAGCCCCCTTAAATTATTTCTGACGATTGCGAATCATGGCCAAGATGTCTTGGGCACGACTATCACCGCCTGCTACAGGTTCAGCCGCTGGTGCTGATGCCTTTGGAGGATCTACATCAAATGGTGGATCTGTATCGTCGCTTGCCTGTGCTACTGGAGCCGCTGGACGAGCCGCTGGAGCTGCCGCACGTGATGCTGCCTGTGCTACTGGATCACCAGTATTTTGGCTAACACCGCTTGGCTTAAAGTATTGACCCCAACGTTCCATGTCATATGCTTCACCATCTACTGAAGCTTCAAACATTTCTTTGATGATCTTAACTTCTGCATCAGTTGGCTTCTTAGGAAGGAAGTCTTTTAGATTGAACAAACCATGTGCTTTAACTGCATCAAGTTCTGTATCTGACAGAGGACGCTCACGACGTGACCACTTGCTTGTGCTATAGTCTGCGTAGCCGCCTTTGCTGGTCTTGATAAGACGGAAGTCTACACCGTGTACCAAATCAGTTGGCAAGTCTTCCATTTCTGGATCCAACAATGCGCCACGGATCAATTGGAAGATTTGTGGGCCAATAATGAATCGACGAATTGGATTTTCTGGATGTTGGTCTTCTTTCAAACCATCTTCAGTAACAAAGCCTTGGAAAACATAACTACGCTTTTTCCAATACTTACGGCCCATATCTTCTAGTGCTGGGTCTTTAAACCAACCACGCACTTCGGATAGAACTGGACATGTCTCACCATACATTTCCATGCAGGGTACTTGTACCATTACTTTCTTACTTTCGGATTCACCTTTAATGCCTGCGAACTCGAGCTTAATCATTGCTCGTTCAACCCAGAAAAAAGTGTTGTTTGAATCGCCATCTGGAAGAAAGCGTACTGCTGATTCGCTACCTTCTTTTAAGTTCCAGAAAGGATATATTGAATTGTCACCGCCTGAACGCTGACTGTTGTCGGAACCACGTGATTCCTGTTCTTTGAGCTTTGCTCGGATTTCTGCTAATGAAGCCATAATTTTTCTCCTGTAATATGCCTTTGTTTGCCTATATTTTGTTTATGCCACTACACAAACAAAAAAGTGCATACATGTTATTGTACGCACTTTTATTTATCAGAGCAAGACTTTTCTTGCTTAAAACTGGTATTTTTTTACCGTTTACAAACCCTTGTCTGGTAAGTTTGCAATACGCAACATAGCGTTGAGTTCTTTTTGGTATTGAGTATCTCTACTCTCTTGTGTTTGTTGACGTTGTAACATTTGCGCTCTAGCACCAGTTGCTGGCCTTACAGGTCTTGCTAATGATGCGCCGCCAGCAGTATCACCAGATTGTGCAGCAGCCAAATTTTGTTGCGCCAAAGCAGTTGCGTCAGCTCTGTTAGTTGCAAATCCTGCACTTTGAGCCAATGCTCTTTGTTGTGGAGTTAGTGCGGATGAAGCAACTGGTGCATCTAGAAAGTCATCAGTTTCTGCCGGAGCTGCTGCCGGAGCTGCTGCCGGAGCTGCTGCTGGCGCTGTTGATGCTGCTGACGGTGCTGCTGTCTTTGGTGCATTGGGAGCAGCAGATGCTGCCGATGGCGCTGTTGATGCTGCTGACGGTGCTGCTGTCTTTGGTGCTGTCGATGGTGCTGGTGCTGGTGCCGCTGTAGTTGCTGCTGGTGCCGCACCAGAAGCTTGATTCTGTGCTGTTCTTAATGTTGCTGCATTAGTGGCAGGTGCCGCTGGAGTACCACCAGT